CTCTTATCTGACCAAAATTACAAATAACATGCTCTCCTGTAATCACATGAACTACACGAATATTATGTGCAATTGGTGTAGGAGCATCATTCTGTGGTGTCTCAGCCATATTAAAAAATCTCTTTCGCTATATTATATCAAATAAAAAGAGGGGTGTCAAGCACCCCCTTGATATTTTATTTAGACCCTGTTAGGGATCCCTTTTTTTCTGAGAACCAGATCTTCTTCTGCTTCTCCTCTGGTACAAACTTCTCTAGTACCACTGTGAGTAGACCATCTTTATAATCTACTTCCTTAACTTCAATATCATCACCCAGTTGCCAACTCTTTGCAAAGGATCTAGAAGCGATTCCTTTATGTGCATACGTTCTTTCTTCTTCTGCCTCTGGATATGCTGATACTGTTAGAACTCCTTGTTCTGTTGCGACTTCAATATCTTTTCTTGAAAATCCAGCAAGAGCGACTTCCAGAGTGGTTCTGTTATCAGATCCAGATATAATGTTGTAAGGTGGATAACTTGTTCCACCTCCAGCAAGAGCTTCAAGTCTGGTGATTCTTTTGATGTCATTTTCAAAACCTAGCATGTATGGGGTATAGGTATCCCAATTAAATGTTACCATTGTGTCCTCCTAAAAGCGACTGTTAGTTTATGTGACCCCGAAGGCATCACACTACTATTTAAGCAGTGGTGGACTGAATTGTCAAGCGGTAAACCGAAAGAAATTATTCGGTTTCCTGCTTCTTTCTACCAATATTATACTTGGACTCTAATGTCCAGTCACCTTTATCTTTAAAACTTAATACTTTAATCTGATTTAAAGGAGCAAGTTCCTCTACCTGTTCTTCTTTAACAATACTAATCAATCCCCAATCAGATAGAAGTTTTGCTATTCTATTTCTTCGTTGAAGATCATTGCTTGAAAAATTAGTCTGCTTACCATCAAGAGCAAACAATTCTTTAAAATGAACTATGTAATACTTACCTTGCTTATGAAGGATATGACATGATTGATATATCTTCTTCTCTTTTCTAGAAGCTACACCAATACGTGTTAATGTCTCTCTCACCTTCAGGAAATCATCTGGTTCACCCAATGTGACTTCAACCATGTCTGATTGTTTCCACTGGACTTCAACTTCGCTTACCATTGTTACCACCTTTTCTCAATAGATATGAAATGTTATCTAGTTGATCCTTGGTGAGAATCCTGAGTGCTTGGAGAGCCTTATCATCATTATAACCATAATACTCTTTAACTATGTCAAGATAATCAATAGAATCTTTCCTAGCCCAAGGAGAAAAACGCTTCCTTGGTTTCACACTATTTATGAAAAAATCATATTGCATCTTAGGTGGAAGATGTGAATTCTTATTCATTTCGTTAGCATACAACACAGTGTCAGTAAAGGATGACAAGCATCTATTCACTACATATGCTGGATACTTTCTAGCAGCATCAGGATCATCATCTAAGATGTTCTTCTTGGATTGATTGATGCTGTATAGGTAATCTTTGAGTTGGTACATTATTCCAATGACGGATTACTCCGCTAATAATAAAACAGTTAGTGACGAGATAAGATACGAAAATAATAGAACGTACCAGAACAACGTAGTTGTCGTAGGGTTCAGTTTTTTCGTCAGAAAAGCTACCCAACGCATACTTCCATATCCTCCATGCTTTAATCATTCAAATAAATGGTGTTTTGATGTGCCAGCATTGTCATTAGATATATTTCCAATGCCAGTCTCTTCAGTCTCTTCTAAAGTATATTCCCAATCTTCTATTACAGTATTTGACAACAACAAATCACTGAGTTTAAATAACTCTTTCTCTGCTGTTTCATAGTCTTCTGCATCAAACCATAAATCAATACACTTACCAATCCTCAACAAATGAGGTTCAAGTTGAGGGGCAACCCTTTTAGTATTATTCATTACTGCATTACCAGCAGCATCCGATACTGAGCCTCTCAACCTAACATTAACTAGTGCTTTAAATCTCATTAGCAGTCACATAGGTTAGGGTGTTCACCTGTTGCACACCATGCTGCTGGATCTGCTACCTGATTACATTCGTATTCATCTGGAACACCTGGCCAAGACCAATCTATTGCTCCCATACCACCTGAAGGATCGCATCCTGCTAGTAATGGTACTACTGATAAGATTAAAATCTCTTTGCGGATGTTTCCAATTAGTTTTTTCATTCTTCTTCAATTAGTTTTGAGAAATCGTTTACTTTTTCAAATCTAAGACAACGCTTAAACTTGTCAATTAGTATATCACCTTTGTGTGATATAACAAATAGATTAGTTCCACCTCCTAACTTTAAAAGTATAGAAAGTAATTCACTAGTTGCAGATGCATCCAATGAACTATCAAATACTTCATCAAGTATAAGAAGATTAGTGGCAGCAGAATTTTTCATCTTTGCAACTTCCCTCCATGTAAAGAGGAGTGCTAGATCTATCTTCTGCTTCTCACCTTCAGAGAAAGATGCATAACTAAATTCATCTCTAAATCTACTCTTAATTACTTCGTTAAATTCTTCGTCGAGTGTAAAGTTAACAAAGAAATCCATTACATTCAAATATTTATTGATCAGGTTATTAAATATTGGAATGTATTTTTTAATGACTTGTTTCTTAATACCAGAATCTTTTAATAGAGTTGATACTACTTGATACTCATCAATTGTTTTATTTGATGCAGCACAATCATCCTCTATCATTTTAAGTTCATTACTCAATCTATCTAAAATTTTATTCTCTTCATCAACTTTAGGATTTTCTACTTCCTTCTCATTATCAATATCTACATTTTCTTTTTTCAATCTAGTAACATCTCTATCAATAGATGATATCTCACTTCGTATCTCATGCATCTCTTCGCACATTTTCTCTATCTTATTAATAACAATAAGAACTTCATCAATACCAGACTCAAGTTCTTCTGCATCCTTAGTTAATACAGATCCACTTGAGGATAATGAATTCATCCTAGTTGCTTTAAAATCATCACTAATTATCTGAGTGCAAGTAGGACACTTATCATTGGTTTCGAGGAAAGTAATTTCTTTAGTAAGTCTCCTTAATTCAGTTTTATTTTCAGTTTGTTTATCACGCAATCCCTGTAGCGACGTTCTATATGTTTCTATTTCACCACAACCCTTCTCTAATTTAATTAACTTCTTTGTTTTACTTTTCTTTTTAGTTTCTTTTTCTTTTATTTTACTTTCATTTAAATTATATTTCTCTTCAATTTCTTTCTGTCTAGATACGTTAACTTCTTTTAAAGAATTAATTAATCTTTCCTGTGATATAACTCTCTCTTCTGCAATATTTTTTAAATAAATAGTCTCCTTGTTTCTAGTCAATTGATTACGAACTCTATCTTTAAGAAGATTATTCATGTATGAGAAGATCTTGATATCGAGTAGATCTTCAATAACTTCTCTCCTGACACTTGCTCCCAATTGCATGAAGGGTACAAATGTGGATGAACCAAGTATGACGACTTGGGTAAAACTTTTGTAGTTGAGTTTGAGGACTGATTGCTCCAAGTATTTCTGCGTGTCCTTGGCAGCAGCATCCTGGTCAACCATCTTATTGTTCTTGTAAACCTCAAAGAGATTGGGTTTTGCACCCCTGAAAACTCTGTATTCATCTTTTCCTATAGAAAAACATACTTCAACTTTTAATCCTTTTTCATTAATACTGTTTACTAACTGCCCACGATTAATCTTTCTGAATGGTTTGTTAAACAATGCAAAACAAAGAGCATCCAACATAGTGGATTTTCCTGCACCATTAGACCCTACAATTAATGTTGAGGGTGACTCACAAAAATCAATCTCAGTCCACTGGTCTCCTGTAGATAGGAAATTTTTCCAGCGAATAGTTTCAAATGTAATCATTAAGGTGGGATAATAAGATCGTCTTTTTTAATAATTAAATAAGTATATCCATATGTGTTACAATTTATAGAAATAACAGTAGGATCACACTCAATAATTTCTAATTCATCTTCATAATCTTCTGCTTCTAATTGTCC